CTTCTCCTGTGGTAACATCAGATAAGGTATTATATCCCATTGCTGTATTATCACTTCCAGTAGTAATAGCATCGAGAGCTGTCATACCAAAAGCAGTGTTATCATCTCCATCAGTGGTTAAACTAGCAGGGACTTTTCCTATAAATAGGTTATTAGTTTCCACAAAAGCGGGAACAAAATCTGTAAAGGTATTCGCAGCGTTGGCAATAGGAATGTAAGTATCAGTGACTGCCCCAGTGAAAACGTTTGCTTCACCCGCTGTCAGGTCGAAATCCGTGCCAGCGTCATCAGTAAAGTATATTTTATTGGGTGTATCATTCTTAACCCATAGTTGTCCGAAGGCTGCTATGTCTGCGGTAGCTTCGGCTTTTTCCGCTAGAAAAATACTTGCATCATTAAGGCGCAGATTCTCAGTTCCACCATACTCAAAAGTAGTCGGATGATTACAGTCTATAACCAATCTAGGGTCACTATCGGCATGATAAGTTATATCTGCTTTGGAATTACCTGTACTATTAAATTTTAAACCTATATTCTTAGAAGCCGTGGGTTGTTTCAATACCACATAAGCGTGATTGGTAGATAAATCTTCTACCACTAACATACCACCATTAGCATCTATCTGTGCTTTACCACTATAAATAAGGTGGTCTGAAGCACCTAATGTAATATCACCATCGACATGTAACTTAGAGCTAGGTGCAGCTGTGCCTATACCCACATCACCACCCTGTAAAAAAGAAGCTACTACAGCTGTATTTGTTTTTATATCAAGCCTATCAAGTGTAGCATGATTATAAAGAACCCATTTACGAGTTCCTGCTTTCGCAAATTCATAGCCGGGATAACCATCTGATGAATCAACCCTAATCCTTTCCTCTGATGTACCAGAAAGATTTAATAATTTTGTAGGAGCAGTTGTGCCTATACCTACACGTTTATTTGCTCCATCAAAGATTGCATAATTTGTACCTCCCCTATAATTATAAATCCTAACAGCTCCTCCCGTCTGGTCTGCTTCATCAGGTTCAAATTGAATACCATCTCCAGCATTTATATGTAAATTATCTCCTGCATTAATATACATACTCTTTCCACTAGCAGCAGCTATTTTAGCTGAACTAGTACCTGTCTCTGTGATAGATAATATTGTAGTGTCATCACCATATCCCATAAACAAAGTACCATATTCTTTCGATACTCTGAACTGTTCGTGGTCTGCCACATACATTCTTATTCCACTATATGTATCATCAGCATTTAACATTATATAACCATCACTATTGGTTATAGTTAAATCTCCGTCGCTAGCTTGAGTAAAGCTAGTATAATGGCTTCCATTTGATAATCTTAAATTTTCTGAAGTCCCTTTAATATCTAACAAAGCAGAAGGTGCAGTTGTACCTATGCCTACTTTAGCACCATCAGTTATACGCATTACCTCTGTACCAGCACTTGCTGTAAGAAAAGCAGTATCGTATGACGCAACTTTAGGTTGTAAAGTTACAGGTGAACTAGCCCCTGCTCCAATTCTAAAAGTCTCTGTACCTCTATATTGAAAATTAGTAACACCTGAATGAGCGTCTAAATTAACGTCATCAGCTGAATGTACTTTTAAATGTCCACTAGAGGCAGTAACTTCATTATCCTGCATAGACATATAGCTATTAGCACCTGCTGTGATAGTCCCTACTACATCTAATTTAGTTGTAGGTGAAGCAGTACCTATACCTACCTCACCAGCAGAATCTATACACATTCTCTGTGTAACCGTATTAGCTCCAGCTGCCGCAGTTGAGAATGCTAAGTAGCCGGGTGTTGTATCAGCAGCAAGAGTGCCTGTAACCTTAGCTTCAATCCGAGCAGAATAATTATCGTAATCTCCATAATAGGGTGTAAAATTGATTTGTCCTATTGTGTCTCCTGAAGATACATTACCCTCGGACCCAACACTACCTCTAGACTTTTTAATATTAAAATTAGCACCATAGGCACTAGCATTACTTCGTCCAAATGCTAATAAATAAGAACCATCATAGGTGAAATTGGCATTGCCTTCTATACTATCAGCCGTAGTAGCTCCGAAAGCTACTTGATTATCAGTGATAGAACCACCAATGTCTCCAGCTGCTGTTGATGCCCATGACATGACACCAGCATCAGTAGACACTAACGCATAACCACTTGAAGCTGGATAAGCATTGGGTAAAGTAAAATCGATATCAGCATCCATAGCAGCTGCTTTTATTTTAATTCTTTTATCTCCATCGTCATCATCTTCATATAATTCTATATAACCAGAAGCAGTATCATTACCACCGACTGCTATTCCTGTGGAAAAATATGTTTTGGGGGTAAAGGTAGTCATTGCGGCGCCAGTAACAGCAGAGCCGCCTCCAGCCATACTACCTGTTAATTTACTATCTGTTCCCCATGTTAATGCATCTAAATAATAATTAGCCGTACTAGCTGCCACCCATTTCAATCCAGTATCTTCATTACTATCAGCAGATAAAACATAACTATCTGTTCCTACTGGTAATCTAGTACCACTATCACTATAAACATAAATATCTCCTTTTGTTGTTAAAGGGGACGCTGAAGCTTGAACTAAATCAGATAAGTTAACAGAAGCTCCAGCACTACCTTTACCACTTAATGTTAAAGTATAATTTGGAGCATCACCTAAAGAAGCTCCTGTAATATAATAATTCGCACTGTCGGAAGAAGTGAAAGCTTGAATCTTTTTCTTTATAGCCATCTGCTGACGACCTGAGTTTACTCTCAATAAATTACTATATCGTGCCATTCTTCTCCGAACTAATTAAAAATGTTGGGGAGATTAGGGTTCTCCCCGTACCCTTATAATTAAAACTTATTCAATCTAAGCTGCGCTAATTATAATTTGTCCAGCTTCGGGTCTAACGATTTTCAAACCATATCTCATAGACATGTATGAACCGATAATTCCGAATCCGGGGTTTGCTTCTTCAACTGTTAAAGGACGTCTCTCGACGTAAGCCATAGGTTTAACACTCAAATCGAATATTCCCATTCGACCTGCTGGTACCCATGCGTTTACAACGACATTCAATCCATAAAGTTGTCCTACTAATCCACCTGTAGAAAGCATACGCCCGAATGGGTTTTCGCTTCCTGCGTCAGTTGGCATAACATTAGCACCAGATACTGGCGCTGCTGACATTGCTGCACTGAAAACGGTAGTGAAATCAGCCATCTTAAGAAGGTTTTCATAATGCGTAGGAGACAAGAACAAATGAGTTGCATTGTATCCGTGCTTTGACATACGAGTAATACCTGCGGAAATATCTGTTAAAGATATTGCCCCTAGACCTGTTACTCCGTCGTTATTATAACCATCTGCTGCGGCTAAAGCAGTCACACCTTGGTTTGCGTAGTCGTCCAAACGTCCATCGAAAGTTGCTCCTGTACCGAAGAAACCACCGTTAGGACAGTTTGAGAAGTTTACAATAGCTGATTCTGCTGTGGAAGCATCAATATCAGCGTTGCTGACACCTGTTCCAAAAGTGGCATCACCAAGACCGAACATAACATTTACAACGTGTTGCGTCATGTGTCTATCGACTGCACGACGTGCTTCGTTCAATGCCATCTCGACTTCGTTGAACCTTGAATCTTCTATCATTCTGCGGGTAACACCTACTGCAAGACCCCACTCTTTAACTGACACTCGCTCGGAGCGTAGTTTAGTGTGTTGGTATTGAGGAGTTGTTCCTTCATCTATTTGTTCCATCGCCATCGATGGTTTTGCGAAAGTAATATCAATATTACCACCTGTATCTGTAGTCATTGGGTCTGCAAAGAATTGCATAACTGGAAGGTCTGTGACCTTGTAATCCATAATTGCATCTTTGTAGTCAATAAGTACTCGCTCACCTGTGCCGCCTGTATTAGCGTATGCACCTGTGTTCAGGGTTGTTAGTATACCGGGAGTTGCGTCGACCATTTAATCACCTTACTTTGTTAGGACCTTGAAAAGGGATGCTGCGCCAGAGTGAGCCTCTAGAGCGATAGCGACGATTTTACCAGCGGTTGTACCCGCTACTAAGATTCCGTCTGCTGCATCTACTTCACAAGAAGCACCGCTTGCGATGGTTCCTGTCCCATAAGCGTTCAAAACTACGCCTCTTCCTGTAATAACGCTGGCGGTTGTACCGGAAGCTGCATCTACTAATGCATATCCAATGGTTTTTGTGGAACCAGTATCTGTTGCTGGGTCTACTTCTCCATCAGTTTGCATATCCAAGATATGTCCACCGGACAATGCGGCTCCAGCTATTAAAGGAATAATCCTTGCTGGTGCACCACCATCGTTTACTAGTATTTCTGTTGCCATATTTATTCACCTCTATAATAGTCTTTGTTCAATTGTATTTTTCCATCGACTACTTTCATACCGAATTGTCTTTCGGTTTCTTTTGGTAATTCACCTTCGTCAGCTGACTTACCTTTTCCGAATGACCTTTCGACATCCTGTGTGGGCTCTGGCATTGCTGCTAGAGCTTCACTAAATCCAGTCAATCTGGATTCATCCCATGCAGAGAGTTCCTCTACACGCGCATCCTTCTTTTCTTCTTCGATAGTACCGAATAAGACTTCTCGGGATATAATTGCCTCTACTGCCGTAGCTTTTCGAGTTGTTTCTTCTTTAGCGACTCTTGTTTCCTCAGCAAGTTTAAATGCTTCGATTTCTTTCAAAGCGCTTTCATACTTGGATTCAATTTCCACTTTTGAAGCTTCAGCTTCGTTAAGCTGTGCACGTAGAGAAGCAAACTCGCGTTCGACAATGTTCTCTGCGTCGGACTTTACATTAGTTTCTACTTTATCTTCTGACATAGTTATTACCTCTGTTTTGTCTTCACATTCACAAGCTCCTTCATGGCCACCACAACCACAGTCGTGGTCTCCTTCAGGGACATGTGAATCACATTTCGTTTCTATAGTACATTCCTTACAGACTGGGTCCATCTTTTCATTGTCAATGAAACTTACCTCTGTAGGACGAATCTTTGTGGCGAATGTATCACCCATCACATCAATATCATTTGAAAACCAATCAATACTAACATGCGTCATATCTCCGTCCTTGACTTTATTCATTACCTCTTGACCACGTCCGTGTTTATTAGATACTGTTGCCAACATCTTAACGGCGGTCTTTCCATTATCCATCTCAATCAACTCAGGGCTCGTTGCCATGCCGATTAAATCCTCAGTTGTTCTTTGATGGTCTACATAAATAGGAAGCTCGTTAAAACTTTCTATATTATCTTTTAACATCCCTCCCTCTATATAAACTTTGCGTTCTTCTCCTTCTTCCTCATACTCATGAGGACCGGATGTAATAGCGATAACAGGAAATGATACAGAATCGACTCCCTCTTCGCTAGTAAATGTCATATCATCACTTTCACCTACTGAAAGTGCAAATGACCTACGAACTGGCTCCATGTCTTTGCCTTCTGCAAATTCCCGCTCAACGCCATTCTCTTGCGCCCACATGCTACACATGCCAGCTGCAATCTCTTCAGGGTTATCAAAACCCCTCTTCTTCAGGTGTGATTTAGTTTGTATCATACATTTTTCAAATGTCATTTTCTATCTCCTGTTGCGTTTGCGGAGGGCTTATTACCCCTATTTTGTGCTCTGGCAGATTCTTCTTTCTTATCTTGATTTTTTCCACCAGAAATGTTTGCATTCTTATCACTCTTTCCATTTTCTAAAGGAGAAGCCTTAATATCTTCAGAAGTTTCCATATCTAATTCTACAACTCCT